AGAAGTGACAGCGTACTGTGTGTATGTATTACACTAGTAATCGCCTCACGTTGACGAAGGAGCATGTTTGTCAATTGACCAGGTACTATGTGTTTTTCTAAACATAGCCAATTGTAGTCCATATATATTAAAGTGTTTGAAGTCAGCTCTTACTCCAAAAACCTTGAACAGATAGCGTTGTTCTGCTAATACGTGCGGTGTCGTCTTCTGGTAATCATAGCACGTTTGTAGCCAACGAATGAATCTCCAACATTGAAGATCGTTGAGTATTCCCACGACAATATAGCCAAGTATTCTTGACCATGATATCGATAGGTCTCTCACCCAAGTCTCAGAATATAGTAGGAGCCGGAACCACTCATCAGTGGGTCGAAATAGCTTACCTCCTATAAACTTATATCCAATAAAGGATCGTTCATCAGGTTTCATCTGTATTTTACACTTCTCGCGGTTTAACGTCATTCCGAGTTGCTGAGAAGCTGTAACCTCCATTAGTGAGAGTTTGGACTGTATTTGACTCTCTGAAAGGTCACTTTTGATACGGAAGTCAGAATCATCTCCCATTGTAACTAAGTCCGTAATATCTAGACCGTGTCTATGACACAAACTAGTAATAACTATATAGTTAACGATGGATCCAACAATTGATGTGAACCAACTGCCAGAGGGTATACCCCGATTCTTCCTCCAACACCGACCATCTGGCATATAGATACCAGTATTAATAAATTGGTAGATGATGAATTCCCATATCTTTCGGTTTTTCTTTCTTTTTCGTGGTGTATAAACCTTGCCACGTCGACTTTTATTCCAGTCGATATTCTCGGATAATATGGCGAATGCCATGCGAATTATTCTTTCTGATACAGTAGAATCAAATTGACTCCAATCTAGGCCAACATAATGACCAGACTGGTACAATCGATGTTTTAACCGTAACATCAAATTCGCTCCACCAAAGTAAGGCGTCTTCTCTCGCATATATGCATCGATCAGACCAGTAGCATAAATGCCCTCTACGAACAAATGTTCTGCGGGGATATTCCATGCTAGCCTTGTCTTTGGACCACGCTCCGCTAGATCAACCATGGCACCCCGAGTGGTGGCCATAGATAATGGAGTTTGGGTTTTCCATCCAAATCTTTTCGCTTGATGAGCGAGATAACTACCCTTATCAAATATACCTTCCAAGTTTGTGTTTTTCTTTCCAACAAAGCTTACGCCTGCTGAGGTCGGTGTATCTAAATGGGTTATCACTTCAGATTTGGGAGTTTTGTAGACTTTGTTCACCAAACTAAAAGCATGCCTAGCTTGTCCGTATGCATAGGCGAGACTGGTTTCCAGTAAAGGATCACTAATTACCACCTTTGGTCCCGAGAACCCTTCGAGAGATTCGTAAAGTTCAGGTACACCACCGGGGCGTTTAGTCCAGCCTTTTAGGCGCTTATAATATTTGTAGTCATACAGTTTTAACGCTGCAGCTACATAGGGGTCTACATTCGTTGGGGATCTAAAAAGCCCGTATTTGGGGCTCTCCAACGTTACCAGTGGTCGCAGACTGCACTGGATTTTCGCTTTGTGTCTAGTATCACGTCTAGAGGGATAAGGTTTCGCTATACTCGCTTGAGGCATTACAATAACG